AGATAATTCTTTTGCTATTCTTTCTAGTTTTCGTATTTGTGTCATGTTCTCACCTTTGTTGTTGGGAAAAACCCAGAGCTCCGCAGAGCTCACAATACTGAAACCTCTACCTTTTCACTATCAGTATCTATCTTGTCAATTACTATCCTTATGACTCCATCACTATGAGGAAAGATTCCTATTGTAGCCCTAGTCATTCCCTCGGCAGAGATATAGACAAACTTGCCTAGGTCACTTTTTCGTACCTTGTCTTTGGTTATCTTTATGTCTTTCTTTTGCATGGTTCTCATCTCCTTTGTATGTGTATGCACTATACTCTCTGTGTGTACTCTCCGTGTGTCGTCCGTCGTGCATACCATACGATAAGATTAATTAGCTACTATATAAATGTTTCTATTGTATTACTCTTTATTCTCGCTGTGTTACAAAATAATATTAACCAAAATCACACAGAGCAAAATAGTCAGTGTGGGAATGTATGACATTCCTATACTATACGAGTGACACACTTGGTAAAGATTCATTATAAGCGTGTTTTAGCCTATTGTATTCTCTAGTATATAGGTCTAGGGGGGGGCTTGGTGTAGATGGGGATATCTAAATGTCTGGAGTGTCCCATTTACAATACGGCCCTAATTTTTCAGAATCGTATAAAAATAATCATATTTGGCGATAAATTTATATATTAGTATTATTTTTGTGAAAAACATGGAAACTTCCACAAAAGTCCATGTAATGCCAAATAAGATAGATACAAATACGATTACGCTTACTAGGAAGATAGTTACTGTAGGTAGTCAGATAGGCTTCTCTATTCCAAGGGATGTTGCTGAAGCTATGGACTTATCTAAAGGAACTATGATGCAGATTACATTGGTGAGATTGTAATTTGCGACTGCGGTCGCTGGGTGAAGATGCCAAGCCTAAAGAAAAACACATATTACTGCACATATTGCGGGTTTCAGGTTCACGATGTTTCAGATTGGTGGATTAAGGCGGTTGGAGCTTTGAAGTGCTCTGCGTGCGGAAAGACAGATGCTTGGAAGCGAGCCCCACCAAGCTACCTAGGGAAGGCTCCAGAGATACCAGAGAACGACCTTTGGAAGAAATTGCTGGTTATCCAGAACCCTACTATGTTCAAAAATGGGCATTGGAAGTTAACTAGCAAATGGAAGGCCTATCTAGAATGGCTTGAGTTTGAGGTTAAACCTAAAAATCCTAAGTTATATGCCAGGCTAAAAGGATATATAAAAGGACCAATTAATTCGGCGGAGAGTGTTGAAAATGACCCAGAGTAATGCACAAGACGTTCTTCTTAAATACCAGATAAGGGGCGGAGAGAACCCAGACCTAGAAGGCGAAGAGTTTGAAAAAGAGATAGCAAACATAGCAATACAGCAGTTCCTATTCAACCCGCATTATGCAAAGAAAGGCCTGCGTTACGTTTACAACCTGAATCATTTTCATAGGTTTTATTGTGCTCGTGAAGAAAAAATCTTGAACTATCTGTATACAAAAAGGCCGTATCCTAGTTATTTAGAGATTGAGAACACCACACTTTGTAATCTTCGCTGCAATATCTGCGAGAATCCTTATTGGAAGCACGAAAAGAGAGCCAATATGACCTACGAGAAGTTCCTAGAGTTGATGGAGAACTTTCCCAACTTGATGTGGATAGGTCTGACTGGCATAGGCCAGAACCTTCTTAATCCAGACTATAAAAAAATGCTTCAGTATGTTATGGACAAAGGGATGTTCTGCGAAATCTTTGATAATTTCTATATGTTTGATGATGAGATTCTTGAGATGTTTGTAAGGCTTCAGTTCGACAAAGTATACTGCAGCTTGGACGCAGCAACAAAAGAGACATATAAAAATTTGCGAGTCGGCTCTGACTGGGACAAAGTTATCAGTAACGTAAAAAAATTGGACGAGATAAAAAAGAAGAATAACTCGCACTATCCAGAGCTTTTCTTTCACTATATAATAACTAGCGAGAACATCCACGAAGTAGAGCAATACGTTGATTTCATCCATTCCCTAGGGGTTGAAGTGCAATATATCCAGTTTACCAGGATGCTGCATGATTTTGATGAAGTGAAACATCTTTATGTAGAGGTACCAGATGATTTAAAGCAAAGAGTGATTGAACGTGGAGAGAAACTTGGGATAAACATAGGGTTTAATGTCAATGCACAGGGTGATGCGAATAAGGCCCCTATGAAATATTGTTCTGTGTGGATACAGCCATTTATTTTTTTCGACGGAACAGTAGTTCCATGTTGTAGCCTCAATGAACAAAATGATAGGGACTGGCAGCGTGAGACATCTCTAGGCAACGCTTTTGATAAAGGATTCAGAGAAGTTTGGTATGGTGATAAATACACTGAGATGCTGAATGGAATCAGAAAAGGTGAATGCCCTACGAGTTGCGATAGGTGTGTTCTATTTAAAAAAGGTGAGACAAAATGAAAATATTAATCGTTCACCCAAGTTTCTGGATAGATGGCGGAGCAGAGAAAGTAATTATCAGGCTGGCAAACTACCTCACAGACCATAACCACCCAACAACAATCTTAACAACTGAGATGATACCTTCTGTTAGAAAACAGATTAAAGAGGCTAGGCTTCTACTTTGTAAATCTTTTGAAGATATGAACTTCGTTTACAAAAACATCTACGAAGACTTTGATATCGTAAACTTCCATAACGACCCTGTGGAGTTATTTGCATTTGGAACTAGAAGACCAAATGTCTGGTGCTGCAATGAACCGCCCCAAGTTTGGCTCGAGACTGGAAAAATAGACCCAGAATACATTAGGATAACTAAAGAATTCATAACTAAAGTAGTAGTTGCTGATGAGTTCAACCAGAAAAGATTCAATGAAATCTACGGAAAAGATTCTCAAATAATCCCTTACGGCATTGACTACGAGTTCTTTTCAGAAGGTAATGGAGAACGCATTAGAGAAAAGTACAACTTGAAAGATTCTTTTGTGATAACTCATTCTGGATTTATCCATCCTATGAAGAACCAGATGGAGAGCCTTAGGACTCTTGAGCAAGTAAAAAAGAATATTCCAAATGCCAAGTTAGTCTTGGCTGGGTATGACAATCATCCTTATTGCGGAGAGATACTAAGCGAGGCATATAGACTAGGATTAGAAGAAGATGTTATAATCACTGGATTTTTGTCACAGGAAGACCTTAGAGACCTTTACCATGCCTCTGATGTTATGCTCTTCCCGATAAAAAGTCAGGGTGGATGGCTCTCTATATTTGATGCCATCTCTACTGGAAAACCAGTGATAGTTTCAGAAGACTGCACTGCAGCTTCATTATTAAGAAAAAACGCATTGGCCTTTGTCGCAACTAATTATGTTGATGCAATAATGAGAGTGTATAACAAGGAATTATTAACTATTGATGCTGCGGAATGGGTAAAAGATAAATTAACCTGGGATGGTTACTGTGAAAGAATGGTTGATTTATTCAAGGACGTTGCAAAAAAATGAAACTGGCCCTAGTTAATCCTTCTGGAAGAGCCTATACTGGAGCACAACCAGTAAATCTTATGATGCTTGCAGCTTACATCCGTAAGTTTGGGCATGAAGTAAAAATCATTGATATTGCCAGTGGGGGGCACCCATTTACCCAGATAGACAATTTTAAGCCAGACTTAATCGGAGTTACTTCAACAACAATGACTGCCAAGATTGGATATTACCTTGCAGATGAATACAGAAAAAAAGGGTATAAAGTTGCACTTGGCGGAGCTCATGCTTCCGCTATGCCAGAAGAGTCTTTGAAACACGCAGACGTTGTAGTTGTTGGAGAGGGCGAAATAGCTTTAAAAAACATTCTAGAACAGGATTTGAGCGGGATAATAAAAGGAGAATTAATCCAAGACCTAGATGAAATTCCAATCCCTGCGTATGATTTAGTAAATATGGAATATTACTTAAACAGACCGACTGATGATAAGATTCTAGTTTATTCAGAAAATGAGAGGGTTGGGAATATCCTTACTAGCAGGGGTTGTCCAAATCGTTGTACTTTCTGTCACAATTCATTTAAGGGTCTAGGATATAGGGCAAATTCACCTAAAAGGGTTTTAGAAGAAATTGTTTATCTCATAAAGAATTATATGATTAATGCCGTCTTCTTTATAGAGGACAACTTTTTTGTCAATAAGAAAAGAGTTATTGAAATCTGCAGGTTACTGCAAGAGAACAAAATAAATATTCCTTGGGGGGCAAATGCCCGAGTAAATAATATTGATGATGAAGTTCTTGCGATAGCGAAAAAAGCTGGATGCAGGCAAATCACATTTGGTTGGGAGTCTGGAAGTCAGAGGATGTTAGATATCTACAAAAAAGATGTAACTGTAGAACAGAACGTAGAAAGCATTAAAATGTGCGAAAGAAATGGGATTCTTGCAAATGGAACACTTATGATTGGTGGGCTAGATGAAACCTTTGAGGATATACAAAAAACAAGGGATTTTCTAGTAAATAATTCTCCTTCGGGCGGTTGCGGGGTTTGTATTACCACACCATTTCCTGCAACTGTTCTTTGGACACAATGTGTAGAACGTGGACTTATTGACGAGAAATGTATCAATTATGATGATTTTGATTTTAGTTCTATCCCTGTAAAGTTGACTAATTTTACTGACGAACAACTTAATAATTTTTGTCAGATATTGAGGGGGATATGTGGATTGCAAAGAGACATAAGCAAGAAACAAATATATATCTCAAAAGGACTAAGGTTAGATAAAAATGTTAGAACAAGAGTATGACCGAAATTTTTTTGATAAAGAGTACTTTAATTCAAAAGATAAATCTAATTATTCTAAAGAATTTTGGGATTATGAAAAAAAGAAAGGTGGGCTCAACTCGATGGTTGTAGAATTTAAAGAATTGTTTAATCCAACTTCTTTGTTGGATGTTGGGTGTGCGAGGGGGCTGCAAGTAAAGGCCTTTTGTGATGGTGGTATTGATGCGTATGGGATAGATATATCTGATTACGCAATAAAAGAATCATTAATCAAAGAAAAATGTAGCCAGTGCGATATCACATTGGATAGGATTCCATTTCAGGATGGTAAATTTGATTTGGTATTATGCAAGGATATACTGGAACACCTTCCATTCAAAAGTCATAATCATGTTTTTTATGAATTGACTAGAGTTACAAGCAAATATCTAGTATTGATAATGCCTTTCTTAGTGACTCCAGAACAGATTTATGGTGGCAATTTACCACCAAAAGACGATATTAGTCATATTTCATTAATGCCGACAGACTATTACCAAATAAGCCTTTTAAGTTTTGGGATGAGTTTGGTTCATAAGCAACAGACCCCAGGATGTAACCCATGGGATATGATTATGGTATTTGAAAAAAATGACTGGCAAAATTGAAAAATACAGCCTTTCAGATAAGGCAATAGAACTTAAAGCAAACGGATTTACTTATCCGCAGATTGCAGAAGAACTTTCAAAACTAGCAGTTGCAACGATAGACCATCAGGCAGTACTTAGGTTCTTTAAGAAATTCAATAATAAAAAGGCGTTGATTGAGCAGAAGGATTATCAGATGACCAAGAAGGTTGAAAAGATGTATGATGTCTATGATAAACTAAATTCAATATGCACAAAACTAGACAATGCCCTTGAACAAGTAACAAATCCCAGAGACCCAAGTTTCCACAAGATTATCCAAAATATCCATGAGAATATCAAGATAGTAGCAAAGATAACTGGACAGATAGAGGCGAAGAAAGAGCAGAACATCACCATCAATATGGTAGACCTTGCACCAAAGATTCACACCTACATCAGCAAGATGAAAAATTCTGATAAGTTGATATGCAGAGACTGCGGTTCAAAAAATATAGAGGTGAAAGAATGAAGGTTTTGATAACTGGAGTTGCTGGATTCTTAGGAACACACGTTGCAGAACTTTTTAAGAATATCGGATTTGAAGTCATTGGAATAGATAACCTAACTGATTACGAACTTAGCAAAGAACACTATAACGTTTCACTAGCCAGAAAGCACAATTTAGATTTTCTAGAAAGTAAAGGAATCCAATTTTTAAAGATTGACTGCAGGAGCATAGTAGCTTCTGATTTCGTTCAGGAATACCCAGACATAGGCTATATAATCCATTGTGCAGCTCAACCTACTATGACACTTTCTATCAAAGACCCATATTACGATATGGATGAGAACATTGCAGCAACGGTCAATATGCTCGAGATAGCAAAACTGTTGAATATTCCTTTCGCTTATTGCTCATCAGTTCATGTCTATGGAAATTGCTCTAATGAGATGCTCACTGAGACACCTACTAGATTCAGGGCAGTCAACGAGGAGGTTAATGAGAGTTATCCAGTTCTTTTTGGGGAACTAACTCCGCTTCATGTATCTAAGTATTCTGCAGAACTTTACTGCAAATGCTATCACGAAATGTACGGAATTCCTGTTGCAATATTCAGGCTTACTGGAATGTATGGGCCTAGACAATTCGGTGGGATAAACCATGGGTGGGTGGCTAACTTTGCTATCAAAACCCAGACCGAAAAGGAGATAATAGTCTATGGAACGGACAAACAAGTAAGAGACATCCTTTATGTAGGTGACGCTGCAGATGCCTTCCTTGACTGGTATATGCACAACTGCCCAAGCGGAACTTACAATATTGGTGGCGGTTACAAATATTCAATCTCAATTAATGAATGTTTATCTAAACTAAAACTGATAACTGGGAAAGAACAGAACATCAGACTGGAACCAAAACGAGTAGGCGATATGCACTACTTTGTTTGTGACTATCAAAAAGCAAAGGATTCTTTTGGCTGGGAGCCTTCGGTTGGTCCAGACATAGGATTAAAACTATTGGTAAGATGGATAAAAGAAAATGAGGAGATTCTTACATGATAGGTATTATTCCAGCAGCAGGAAAGGCAACTAGGTTTGATGGAAAATGCAAGGCGGTTCTAGAAGTTTTTGATAAAAAATTAATAGAATATCCTTTAGATGCAATGATTGCAGTAGGAATAAAAGATGTGATAATCATACAATATGAAGATATGATTAGCTCCAATTTTGTCAATTATTACCGAGGATGCCATATTCATTATGTCGAACAAAAAGAAAGGAACGGAATAGGGAAGGCAATACAATGTGCAGAGGAGTTTTACAAAAATAATTTTAAGAATGAAGATATCATGATTATCTTGGGAGACATCTACATAAAGGGCAGTCTAAAAGACATGGTTGAATTATTTGAGAAAGAAAAATTACACTGTGTATTTTCAATGACCTCAATAGAAAGTTCATCTCAAATAAGTTCTTCTTATGGTCTTACCAAAGATGGAAGCCTCATAGAGAAACCTAAGTATCCTGAAGAATTACTTCCTATGTTGGGTATGGGGGTATATTGTTTTAATAGCCTATTATTTGATTACTTGCATGAATTTGATGAATATTCTGCAGTTGGAATAACTGAAGTTATAGATTCGATTGGCCTAGAGGTTCGTGATTTTTATTTTTTTAGAGGAGTGTATGAAAACATAAATAGTGAAAAAGAATTGAAACGGGTGATAACATGAAGGTATTATTTGACGGGGTGATATGTCATCCTACAGGAGTTGCCACACACCATAGAAATTTTGTTATGGCACTTCACAAAAAAGGGATTCCAGTCCAGATATTTGATACTTATAGGGCTGCGTATGGTGAAGAACTTAAAGAGTTGTATAAACCAATAGACGCAGAGGGTGAAGATGTTTTGACAATATCAACTTATCAACCACAGTTCATAAATAAGAGGAGCAGGAAAAATGCTGCATTTTTAGTTCATGAAGGAAGCAAGATTCCTGATGGTTGGGCAGAAATAATCAATCAAGCCGTAGAGACTTTATTGGTGCCTAGCAAGGCAACTAAGAATCTATTTTTCTCAAATGGGGTGAGGATACCAATTTACGTAATTCCTGAGGGAATTGACCCTGAAAAATTTAAACCAGAAGGAGAAAAAATTAAATTAGAATTAGTAACTCCAGATGGAAACTTAGAAAAGTTTGCTGGCCTATCGGATTCATTTATGTTTCTTTCTGTTAATTCTTGGTTGGGTGATGAAAATGACAGAAAAGGAACCGATTTGCTAATCAGGGCATTTGCTGAAGAATTTAAACCAGAAGAAAAGGTTATTCTTTTTTTGAAGGTATCGGCTTTCTTTGCACCACAATTTGATGTAGACTCTTGCATAAAAAGGCTTGGAGTTAACGATATAAGAATCATTACAGATAATGGGTATGTCAACGAGCACTCCATCCCTAATTTATACAGAAGGGCTAATTGTTTCGTTTCCCCTACTAAGGGAGAAGCATGGGGACTAACGATTGGAGAGGCCATGGCTTGTGGAGTTCCTGTGATAGTTACAAAAAATAGACAAGCAGGATATACTGACTACGTTCCAGAGAATAATCTATTTGTTGCGACAGAAGGGATGCAGCAGGCAGATAGAAGATTCTTTTGTGAAGGTAATATGATGCCAAAAGTATCTATCTCTGATTTAAGACAAAAGATGAGATATGCTTTTGAACATCAAGAGGAGATGAAAGCAATAGGTGCTAAGAATGCAGAACACATGAAAAATTTCACATGGGAAAAATCTGCAGAAAAGTTTATTGAGGTGATGGGTAATGGCGAAAAAAAAGATATTATGGTTAACTGATTCGGTTTGGCAACCAACTGGATATGGTATAGTTGGTAGGAATGTTCTGAAGCATTTGGCTAAGAATCCAGAATTTGAAGTTCATGCAGTATGTCTTGAACATATTGGCGGTAAGATAAAAGTTGACGAAGGATATACTTGCCATCCTAGACTTATGGATGACCACGGATTTGATATACTTGGGGGGTATATCAAAGAACTCAACCCAGACATAGTTGTCACGCTTAGAGATGTTGGTCTACAAGCAGGATATGCTCAAAGCATAATAAAGTGTAAGCAAGAAGGCTGGAAGGGAAAATGGTACGCCTATCTTCCGATAGACACTGGCAGAACTGCTCACGATTGGCCCGCTATTCTAAAACCTATGGATAAGATAATTGCTATGAGTTTGTGGGGAAAGAAGATAATAAAAGAACAGATGGGTTTTGATTCGGTATATATCCCCCACGGAGTAGATACTGATGTATTTAAACCGATGACTGCAGAAGAAAAAGAGAAGGAGAAGAAAGGAAAACCTTATTCTGACTCTTTCATAGTTGGAGCTGTTGGTAGAAATCAGTATCGAAAAATGTGGAATTGTGCAGTTAAGGGTTTTGCTGGATTTGCAAAAGATAAGAATGATGTTTGTTTTCTCTATCATTCAGATGTGAACCCTGCAGCCCATTCTGATGGATGGATATTTGAGTATATCGGAATAAAATATGGTTGCCAAAACAAGATGTTGCCTACTTTTAAGAACCTTAATGCAGGCACTCGGTTTTGGATAGATGACCCAATGATGAACCGAATCTACAACCACTTTGATGTATTCATGCTCCTAACTGGGGGAGAGGGTTTTGGGATTCCTATTCTAGAGGCACAGGCTGCTGGAATACCAGTGATTACTACTGATTACACAACTGGGAGAGAACTCGTCGGTGACCATGGCATTTTGATTCCGCCACTAAAAGATTCAAAAGGTAGGAATGTCATTTGGGAAGGCCAGAATGGAGTAGAGTTTGTTGTACCTGATTGGGATGCTGCGACAGAAGCACTAGAGAAACTTTATAATGACAAGGAACTTAGGGAAAAATACGCAAAGGAAAGTAGGGAATACGCACTCAATTATTCATGGGACAAGGTTGTTTTGATGTGGGAAAAACTGCTCCTAGATGAAAACAATTAAAGAAATTTTGAATGGTGAAGACTATAACGAGTTTATGATAGATTGTAGTTTGAACTTTCAGAAATTCTTTGAAAGGGTATTGGGTTATGAATGGAATGAAAATTTTCATTCACCAATTTATTCACTTTTTAATAAATACAAAAAAATTTGTGTCCAAGCCCCAAGGCAGCATGGTAAAACTACTTTAGTCTCTGGCTTCTTTATTTGGAGAGTGCTCTTTAATCGTGACTTAAAAATATTGATAGTGTCAGATTCACACAAACAGGCAAAAGAGATTCTTTTCAATATCAAAGATTCTCTAGATAGCAACGAACTTCTAAAACAACTTATCCCAAAAGACAGAGACCTTTCTTGGAGTAAAGAAGAGATAATAACCACCACCAAATGCAGGATAGTAACTAAAGCGAATAATCCTAAAATTAAAGGTGGCTCTTATGATGAGGTATTCTGCGATGAAGTTGGGGAATACAAAGACAAATATAATTTCTATGGAGTTATCCAGCCAACTATAGGGGCTACAGATGGAAGGATAATCGCAATAGGCACACCTAGGACTAAAATAGATTTGCTTGCAGAGTTGTTTGCTGCTGGCTCTGGCTATAAGACTCTATTGTTGCGAGCTTATATGAATGGTGAACCACTATGGCCCAGTAAGTACCCTAAAGAGAAGCTAGAAGACATAAAGAGCTCCACACCAGTACTTGAGTGGGAGACTGAGTATATGTGCAATCCTATTTCTTCAGAAACTAGCATATTTCCATTTGACTTACTGGTCAAGGGATTCGATAAGTACAAAGGATTTGAAGGGCAACCCAGACCAGAATTACGTTATTTCATGGGGTGCGACTTTGCTATGAGCCAAGCTGCCAAGGCAGATTACACAGTTTTCATAGTGATAGGGGTAGACCACGAAGGAAGGGCTCGTATAATCAAAGGAGAGCGAGTACAGGGGGAATCCTTTGAGAACCAATACGAAAGGTTCTCTAGGCTTTATAGGACCTATAACGTGAATAAAGCCACTATTGATGATGGAAGTTTTGGTAAGGCTTTTGCAGAAAGATTCATAAATGAAGGATTTGTTATCAACCCATTTAAGTTCTCAGGCGGTTATGGAGAACAAAGGATGGACCTTCTTACTGCATTAAGAAATAAGTTTGAGAATACAAGAGTTATCATCCCGAGAAGAAAAGACGACTATGCCTGCATAGAGTTTACAGATGTGCTAATTCAGGAGCTTATGGATTTCGGAGTCACATTCACCGATAGGTCAAAGAAGGTAAAATGGGAATCTGCAGGCAGGCATGATGATACGGTGATGGCCTTAGCTCTTGCAGTTGAATCTTGTAGGGAAAACTATGGCAATATCTCACTCTCATTCATATAAACACATTGTTATTTCACCAGAATCGCATGAAGTGCTGATTTTATATTGTGCAATCCACAAGTTGACCATACATGAGTTTGTGGAAGAATTAATCAGAAATGATAAAAAATTGATATGTTTTAGAGAAAATATCAAAAAAACTAAGAATCTTTGATACTTTAAACCTTTAAAAGTGAAAGGATTTATAAACTTTGAAATGAAAATGAGGTGATAAGATGGCTGATGAACCGAAGCCGAGTCTGTTTGAAAGAGTATTTGGTAAACCAATTTATATAATTGAAACAAGCGAAAAAACACAAGTTAATCCTTTAGCTACAACTATCAAGGGTTTAGTTGATTCTGGGAAGATAAATCGAACTTGCATTGTCGGGTTCTCTGAAAAAGCAAAAAGAATCTCTTTCAGAACTGTGAGGGTAAAATAATGGCTTCTCAAGTTTATGGTCTTGTTCCAGATTACGGAGTAGGATACTTCAATGGTCTTGAGTCTGATAAGACAATCTGGACCTCTGAAAAAGGAATCACTGATGAAGTTCTTTATGAGGTTTTAAAGAAATCTCCCGAGGTTGTCGGAGTAATCCGCATATTAATCAATGACGTTCTTTCAGACAAATGGAAATTCCTAGGTAGCAAATCTGCACAAAAAACTGCAGAGACAACTGAAATAGAAACAAATTTCTATAAAGTTCTTGCAGATGGGCTTTATGATTTATTCCTAACTGGAGATATGTACTTATTGAAATTGAGAGTTAATAAAGATGATTTTAAGGTAGTACTTTCTAGCAAGATTGACTCAAATAATTTCTTGCTTAAATCTAAGATGGAAAAAGATAAGTTGATTGAATATATGTTTGAAAATTACCAAGAGAAATATCCAAAGGATTTCTCAAGAACCCGTTCACTTCAGTTATTGAAGAGCTCTACAGTAAGGGGAGTATATGACAAGAATGGAAATGTTATCCGATATATTCAGAGAGTAGGCCTGAACAAAGTTGAGTTCAGTCCAGAAGACATAATCCATATTTCACTTGCAAACATTGGGGGGTCGGTTACTGGGTTTACTCCAGTCATGCCTTTACTCTCTGATATCGGTACTTTGATAGAAGGAAAAGAATATATGGGTAAGATTTTTGAAGCTGTCAACCCACCCATAATTTACAACTTACCAGATTCTACTGCGGGGGAAGACGATAGGAATTATCAGCTTCTTAGGAAGACTCTTAAAGACTTGCAAGAGAAAAAGAACAAGCTGAAAAGCATAATCACTACTGGCAAGATAGAAACAAAAGAAGTGAGGCAATTTTCTCAAGATGTAGAAGTCCAGTTGATACTAAAACAGTTTACCTCAATAATTCTTTTTGCGTGGGGGATGCCAGCACATAAGGTTCCTTTCGTATTAGAGAAAGGAAGTTTATCTCCAAAAGAAGCAGACGAAGGGTATTTTAAGCAGATAGACCACATACAAAATATTCTTGAATTGAAACTGAATAAAGAGTTATGGTCAGAAGTAAATGTGAGGATGCAATTCAATAGGTCTTATCGTATAGATGAACTTAGAGAAGCAAACATTTGTGCGATAATGTGGGATAGAAATGCAATGACTATCGAAGAAGGTCGTGACCGACTTGGTCTGCAGAAAGAGATACCTACTGGACAAACATTACCAATCCACATGAAGCAGCAATCTTTCAATTTTTTCAATCCAGTGCAGGATAAAAAAATCCAAGGTGGAGACACTACGTCATTAGAGGAAAACAATAATACTCCGCAGTCGCAAGACAACAAGGTGAAAACATGGATACTCTAATCGAAGATACAACAGAAATATTCCCACCAGAGACGAAAAATATGTCTCGGGCAGAGTGTCTTGCCTATATGCGAAAAAGGGCAGCAAATGCTTTTTTGCAGTTGCTCCCTAAAAAGAGGTTGTAAAATGCCAATGTCTGAAAAAGAAGAAGTTAATATGGAGTTTGGAGATGTTTTGCAAAAACAATTCATGTCCCCAGTTGTTGAAGTTTTTAAGGAGCTAAAAGACGGTTCAGAAAAGAAATTTGTAAAAGTTATAATCACGGGCGTTAGAGAGGACCGAGATGGTGAGAGGCTATCTGACAAGGCTTGCCTGGGAGTTATAGACAAATTAAAGTCTGGGAAAGTTCCAGTTTTTTCTAATCACGGGCTAGATGATGCTGGCGGAAAGACATATCGGTGGGAAGACATAATGGGCAAATGGGTAGATGGAACTTGGCATGAAAATAAAACTGATGTTGTTGCTACAATGATGATTAATGAAGCAAATCCTAAAGCAGAACAACTTTGGAAGTATTGCGAAGCTGGGATGCCTATTGGGTTTAGCATTGGTGGAAAAGTAAACAAACAACACGAAGAAGATGTTGAATTGTGAGGTAAAAAATGGCAAAATCAAAAAGGGTTGTTTATGACGATGTCGAGCTTTTTGAAGTTTCTGCAGTGGGAATTCCTTCTTATCGAATGGCAACGAGGTCTTTCATTAAGAGCCTTAAATTAGAACAAAAGACAGATGAGGTGAAAATTATGGCAGAAGCACCATCAGAGGTGGAAAAGAAAGTAGAAACTGATTCCATCTCTGGAGAGCTGAAGAAGCAGAAGGAGCAACTTGACGAACTCTTGAAGATGATGAAAGAGATGGTCGATTGTATGAAGGTCAAGAATACAGGATTGACAGAACCTTCTGAAAAGGAAGAGAAAGTGACAAAGCAGGAAGAACCGATAACTGAAGTAAAATACGAAAGGGGAAAAGACAGAGAATTCTTCCAAAAATTAAGCGACCAGATTCTTAAATCTGGATGGCTAGATACTAAGAGGTGAAAAAAATGGCAGATATATTAAAGGCACTGACTGAGGGAACAGACTCAGCAGGCGGGTTTACTGTGCCAGAGATTTTGAGCAATGAGATTCTTGGATACATACAGGCACAATCTGTTGCAATACCAGACCAGCAAAGAGTAGTAATGACTTCAGATGAACTTAGACTACCAAAATTGACAAATGGGTCAACTGCAAGATGGCCAGCAACAGAAGCAGCAACAATCACTGGAGCAGATATTGCATTTGGAAGAACAACCATTTCTGCAAAGAAAGTTGCTGCACTTCTTACTGTGTCATCTGAATTGCTTGAAGATTCTCCAGCAGCAGTTGCTTCAATCGTTGCAGAACAGATGGGAAAAGACATGGCTCTAGCAATAGATGCAGCAATCATAGGAACTGGTGGAACTTTGGCAACAGTTGGTCTAGGTTATACTGGTAGTGCAAACAACATCTCATGCGGAACATTAAGCTGGCAAGCCCTCGTTTCTGCAGGAAATGCAGTTGTGTCAGACAACCATGAGCAACCAGATACAATGTATATCAACCCAGCAAACGTACTTAAATTACAGCTATTAACAGATTCGTCTGCAAGGCCTATCTTTAATATGGAAACCTGGGGAAGCCCACTATTGAAAGAAGGGGTCATTGGAACCGTTCTTGGGATGAAAGTTAAGCCAACAACTCAACTGACAACCTCTAGTATAATTTGCGGAGTATCTGGAAAGATGGGATACTACGGAGTTAGACGCAATATGCAGTTCTTCAAAGACTACCAGATTTCAACAGATGCGTATATCTTGCAGAGCAATATGCGTGTCGGCTGGAACGTCAAGTACGGAGACGCATTTTGCGTACTGAGAGAAGTAGCCTAAGCTACTCTTTTTTTCTTTTTTTTATTTTTCCAGGTGATTAACTATGACCATTCAAAATCCGATTCCTCATATTGACCAAGAAAATGCCACTTTTGAAAATTCTCTAAATGCTAGAAGGGTAATAAACGTATCAAACCTTATTACTGGCTCTTACGATTATATTCTTTTAGACCCACCTAATTTACCAACAACAGTAACCTATAAGTCTGGCGGGTCTAGCGGTGCTACTGTAGCAACACTAAACATAGCTTATAGCGGGAGCGATATAGTCTCAATAACGAGGGCATAATGGCTTGGAAATTCAATCCATTTACAGGAACTCTTGATTATTTTGTTAGTGATTCAGATTTGTTTACACAAACAAGTCATTATACTGGATTTCCAAGCAAGACTAGTGCGACTGTTCCTTCTTCTCTTAGCTGGAATGATGGAACTTATACTCTTACTCTTGCACCAAGCGGAGCAACCCATGATATTTATATCAATGGAGTAAAATATTCTATTGGAACACTCACTAAACAGATAACTGATGTAACTGGATTTTATTGGTTTTATATAACTGCCCCTGGCGGAGTTCCTCAACTTAATGGAGCTACAAGTATTACAGACCATTTTGCACAATGTCTGGTGGCTACTGTTTATTGGAACACTACAACGGACAAAGGAGTTTTATCAGATGAGAGACATTGGATGGGTAGGGACAGATGGTTACATGAGTATTTACATGAAACAGTTGGTGCAAGGTGGTTTAGTGGTGGAACAATTACTTATCCAACTTCTTCGACTTTTCAGATAACACAATGTGAAATCTATG